AGAAGAGACGAATATAGATACGATTCTTTGCGTACTCCTGTTCGTTAAATATATATGAAAGAAATAGAAGCTTTAAAAGGCAAGAAAGTTGCCATAGTCGCTATGGGTGCAAGCTGGCATGACTTTTGTTTGAGTAAAACACATAGTGCTCAGTTTGATGAAGTGTGGGTAATAAACTCTGTAGCAGGAGTAATTTTTCATGATCGTGTGTTTATGATGGATCCGCCTGCTAGATTTTTAGATACGGAAAATGCAGCAAATCAAACAGATATTATGACTGAGGTGCTTAAAAAACATAAAGGGCCTATCTATACTTGTGAGCTAGATGAAAGGTGTCCTGGACTTGTTGAATATCCAATAGAAGAAGTAGTAAAAAAAGGCAAAACTAATTACCTTAACAATACAGTAGCTTATGCTGTAGCTTTTGCTTATCTAGCAGAAGTAGGTGAGCTAAACCTATATGGTGTAGATTTTAGCTATAAAAATAATCTTCATTACGCTGAAGCAGGCAGAGCATGTGTTGAGTATTGGTTAGCTAAATGTATAGAGCAAGGTATGAAAGTTGGTGTAGCCAGCACATCACCAACTCTAGATGCTAATGTGCCGTCAGAAGAAAAACTTTATGGCTACCATAGGTTAGCAGACCCCTTACTAGTTATGACAGATGATAAAGGTGAATATAAGACCATCAAAAGAAGTGAGTATCTAAAACAAACCAAACAACCTGTATATGAGCCCATAATGGTTGGTAGACACGATCCTAGTCCACCTGAGCCAAATGTATGGTAGAATTTCGTTATGGCAATAACATCAACTTTAACTAATTCATTCAAACAAGAGTTATTTAAAGGGATACATAACTTTGATCAAGGGGGATCACCCGACACTTTTAAGTTAGCTTTATTTACTAATGCAGCTACTTTAAATGCCTCAACGACAGCTTACAGCACCTCTAATGAGGTAACAGGCACAAACTATACTGCTGGTGGCTCTACACTCACACTTAAAACCGGCACACCAACTTTAGACGGTACAACAGCCGTAGTAGATTTCAATAATCTAACATTCTCAAATGTAACGGTTACAGCTAGAGGAGCGCTAATATATAACAGTACAGACTCAAATAAAGCCGTTGCAGTAATAGATTTTGGTGAAGATATAACAGCTACAGCTGGCGATCTTACAATTACATTCCCATCATCTGGTGCTTCAAATTCAATAATTAGGGTGTCATAATAGAAAAATGGCTACATACAATAACAATCTTAGAATTAAAGAAATAGCAACAGGAGCCGAAGCTGGTTCTTGGGGCACATCAACTAACACAAATTTAAGTTTGATAAGCGATGCTTTGGGTTATTCATCTGTTGCAACTTTTGATACAGACGCAGATAAAAGTGTAACTGTAGGTGATGCTCTTTCTAGCCCCTATAGAAGTATGTACGTTAAAGTTACCTCATCCGTTTCATTATCTACGCCTAGAACCTTAACTATTGGTCCTAACACTATCAAAAGAGTTATGTTTATAGAAAATGCAACTTCAGGCAATCAATATATAAATATATCACAAGGAAGTGGGGCTAACGCATCAATACCTAATGCTGCAGTTATGTGTGTTTTTCTTGATGGAGGAGGAGGTTCGGCAGCTGTAGCTTCGGTATTTCATAATTTTGTTGCTACTGATTTCATACAAATAAAAGGAAACACCCCATCTCTATTGATTGGTGAGGCTGAGGAAGAAGATACAAGATTAGTATTCAATGGTAATGCACAAAATTATCATATAGGTTTAGATGATACAGATGATACTCTAAAAATAGGTAGGGGTGCTTCATTAGGTACGAATACAGATTTATCTGTAGCAACTAACGGTAAAATTGGTATAGGTGAAACTGTACCTTTGGGTAATTTGCATATAAAAAGTTCAGATGCTGGTTCTTTTACTCCAACAGTAGGTGCAACAGAATTGATAGTAGAAGGTCAAAATGATAGCGGTATACAAATTATTTCAGGAAGTGATTCAGAAGGAAGAATTTGTTTTGGGCATGTAGGAGATCCTGATGAGGGTCAAATATCTTATACTCATGATGGAGACGATCAAATGACATTTACCGCTGGTACTGGATTTGCTTTCAAAAAAGGATCTACGGGACAAGCTACAATAAGCTCAGGTGGTGATTTAAGTATCCTTACTGCTA